TCCTCGTCTACCCATTCTTCCTCATCGTCATCGACGTCGAAAGAGACAGCGATGGTGGCAGGGTTCAGAAGTGATCCGTAGAGGCAGTCCAAATAGCCGGCGGCGTCTGTGATGGAGTCTTTGAGCTGTTCGGCGTTGAAGCCTTCTTCGAGTCCACGCGCAATCCTTCCGAGCTTCATACAGATCATGAAGAGAATGCCGGCGTTGACGTCGATGACATCGTCACCCCAAAGCGAGTTGAAGAGGTTGGTGACGCGTTGGTAATCCTCCCAGGGCGGCCCGTACGCGCGCCCACGGTCGCCATGTACGAGGGCGAAGCCGTCGAGGAGGATTGAGGGCCAGGCGGCGTCGAAGTATTCGTCGACTTCGGGTTCTTCCATGTCGGGTCCTTATGCGGAGTGGATGTGTAGGTCGCCCCAGCCTCGAGGTCCGTAGCCGGTCCCGATGCCGAGGGTGAGAAGTCCAGCGGGTGAGTTTTGGCCGCTCATGTCAGTCCACCATGAAGAGCCACCATCCATCGCGGGTGCCTGCATGAAAGTCCGACCAGAAGTCTCTGAACAGATGAAATGGTGATAGTGGCCGGTGATGAGGATGTCGGCGTCGGCGATTGGCTGGCGTCCCATAACCTGGCCTTTCCACCAGTTCTCAAGTTTGGCGGCTGGATGACCGGAGGCGCCGGCTTTGTGGCCGTGGGCGAAGGCGACTGGGATTCCAGCGATGTTGAGGACCAGGTTGTTTCCTGAGGCGAGGACGGTGGTGCAGCTGCCGTAGCGTTCCTCATTCGCCTGGAGGATTTCGGCAACCTGCTCCACGACAGCCAAATCGTCGTTGTCGGTGGTGCGAGTGAAAGATTTTCCGTTCAAACGGTTTTCGCCATGGTTGCCAGGAACAGCAGCTAGGACGATCCGTGGGGCGAGGCCGAGGACGTTGTCGACGGCTCGGAGGATGAGCCGGCGGGCGAGGCGCATTTGTTCACGCCTGTCCAAGTCGACGTTGAAGGTTTGGCCGGGATAGTGGCCGGTGCATTGCTCGACCAGATCGCCGAGGCCGACGAGGTAGACAGTGTCGACTGGTCGTCCTGCTTTTTTGAGTTCTTTGATTCGGGCTGGCAGATAGTCGAGGGTGCGGCAGATTCTTTCCACGGTTTCGGGGGTGCCGCCATTTGGCTCCCCAGCCTTTCCGAGCTGCCAATCGGCTATGAGGACGACCAAGGCTCGGTCGGGCCTCTCAGGGCCTTTCAGGGGCTTCACAGGGCGCCTCTTCTCCACTAGGCGGCAGAGAGCGTCCACATCAGGTCGGTCATAGTCCAGTTCACGCGCGCGCAATGTCGCCCGGTAATAGCGAAGCCGCCGGCCGTCATGAGTGTCCCAGGCGCGTACTTGGACCGATCCTTCGACCACTTCAGTGGTGAGCGGATCCAATCCCCAGTCGGCGACGAGTTCAGACCACACCCCTGTTGTCGGGTCGGCCTCGAGGGGTGGGGTGGTGAGGGTTCCTTCTCGACCGTTCCATGCGACGCCTGGTTCCCAGCCTTGCGGATGGTTTCGTCGGGGCCGTGATCCTGCCGCTACTTCGTCAGCGAACGAGGCAGTTTCGTCGGTGTTTTCGGATTGAGTCGCCACGGATCTCCCATCCTCTCCGCTTCATTGCCCTAGAGATTGCCTCTGCGTTCCAGGACTGGTCGGCGAGGACTTCGTTGACTTCGCCACGGGTTTTTGTGTCCATGTTTTTCAGTAGAACACAGAGTCGACATTCGATTCCGGAGGTTCGGGTTTCTTCTCGGACGTCGTCGGCAAAGCTCATTTGCGCCACCATGGGGTTCGAGTTGTCATGCGGTGCAGGACGATGTGGTCGTCAAGCCGGTCGGAAACAGTTTCGACTCTCTCGGCGGTGGAGTCAACCTTCTTTTCGATGCGGTCGAGTTTCAGCGAGTTCTCGGAGTGTTCGTCGGTGTTGATTCGACGGGTTTTCCGTGACTGCCAAATGACTCCGGCGAAGGCTAAAAGTCCGGTGACGGACGCGGCGATGATCGGTTCCCACTGCATGACATGAACACCCCTGCCGGTTAGTTGCCGAGTCGGCGAAGGTCGTTGACTTTGAACCAGTCACACCAAGGGCCAGTCGAAGGCGCTGCCTGGAATGATCCGTAAAGTTCGCCATAGGCGGCGAGGGTGACACAGAGACGGCCGTCAGGGGCTTTCTCGGCGACAAGGTTGGAGCCGGCAATGCCAGGCTTCAGTTCCATCCAAGGACCGATGACACCACCAGGCGTTCCGGACCAGCAGGACACAACCTGTCCGCCTTCTGTGAGGGCGATGAATTCGTCACGGCCGTCTGTGTTGATGAGGTGGAACATATCCCGGTCCTTTGCGTTGGTGGGAGTCGGTGTAGGAGCTGTCGAATATGGTGGCCTAGCAATCTCAGCCATGCCACCACCATCGAACGGAAACCACAGGTCTTTCACTTTGGAGCCGCTGACATTGCCGTTTCGGGTCCATGCGCCGGTTTCGGTGAGGCCGATGATCATGGCGACATGGTCATAGCCGCCAGGTGTGGATCCCCATTCGAAGGCGACGAGGTCGCCTGGTTGGGCTGTGCGGATGTCGTAGGAGTTGCGGCCTTGGCTTCGGTATTCGTCGAAGCAGGCGGATACCCATGCGAAATGTGTGGGGATGCCACATTCGGAGAGGGCCATGGATTGAAAGGCCATACACCAGGCCGTTCCTCGAGCCAACGGATACCAGGCCCACGTCTCGTCGCCACCATCACCAAGGCGCGCGCCTTCAAAGTCGAGAACCTGCTGAGCAGTCGTCACTTCGACTCCTCGGCTGGGTTGGGTTCGTCGGCTGGGGCTTCGAAGTAGGGGATGAGGCCGGCTTCGTCAGGGTTCGGGATGTTCTCGAGCTGCTCCTCGGGATTCATTAGACGGGCGCTCCGGACGGACCAATGTCGGTCATCGTGATTAGCGCCGGGGAGGCTGTGCCGTTTGAGTTCATGCGGCCAGTGCCACTTGATCGTTGCATTGTGAGGAAGAGGCCGTTGCTTGATGCCGTCGAAAGCGTTGTTGAAAACGAAAAAGCCAACGGTGTGTAGTTGTTCAGCGACGTCGAGACGACCTGAGCCATTAGAGACGTGCCAGTCAGACTGCCGTTTCGCAATCGAAAAGTGAACTGCGAAGCAGAGGCGACATCGTCATAGCAAGAAGTAGAGACGGTAAAGAGGTAGCGGCGGTTAGCAATAGAGCTAAAGCTTGCCGTACTGGTAACCGTGATCTCGGTAGTTCCAGAAGTCGTGACCACGCCTGCCGACTGCGTTACCGAAGCCATCCAGCCCCACGGAGCATTCCAGCCTGGGCCTTTACGCCAGGACGTGCCGTTGTAGGTGTAGAGGCCCTCGTTGGCGTCGTTGCTGCCAATGTAGGCGACCATGCCGTCTTCTGGGGCGGTGACACTGACGTCTCTGGACCCAGTTGATACAAACGACATGACCGACTGTTCCATGAGGTAGTTGTTGACGTCTGAGGCGGTGAGGACCGATGCTGCTGTGAAGTTTTTGAATCCGCTACCCATGATGGTCTCCTAGTAGGCGAGTCTGTCTGTGTCGAGGACGCCGAGTGTTGCTGAGTCTAGAACGAATGGCGCGTTTTCTAATGTTGGCGAAGTAGTAAAGGTAACCACCCAGTTGTCTCGAGTGATGGAATGTTTGATTCCTTCGATGATTAGAGTTTTGCTGATTTGGGCGCCGATGTCTTGTGGGGTGCGTTCCACTGTGATCCGGTCGCCGATGTCCAAAGTGACACAGGGGGATTGGTAGGCGACAGCTCGACGAGGGTTTACTGTGAGCTGGTCGATTCGCATTTGCGGATCTTTGTATTGCTGGAGTTTGTAGAGAGCAGTATTGGCGACGAAGTAGCCGTCGTCGGCGATGAAGTTGCCGATGTTCAAAGTTTTTTTGAAGTATTTGCCTTGGCTGGTGGTGTCCGAGGCGGTGAAGCTAGTGCCGTTGGGCTGAGTGACGATGATTTCGTTGTAGATGTAGCGGTCGTCATAGGTGAGGGTGATATCGGAGTATTTGATTTCTCCGACGCCAGGATTGTCAGAGAAGGTTGCTTGAGAGGTGACGAAGTTTCCGGACCCTTCGGCGTTGCGGTCGACGAATTTGATTTTGCCGTCGACTGACATGAAGAGGCGGCCTTGTTCAGCGGTTTCCACTTCTTTCAGGGCGTCGAGGAGTCCTTTGCCTGTGGTGTTGATTCCGAGGACTGTGGTGTCGCCTGTTCCGAGGTCGAATCCGTCGGACGGCCAACCGGTGAGACCGGCGAGTGTGGTGATTCGTTGGTCTGTGCGGGTTCCTTGTAGGTAGGTTCCGATTCCTGCTTGGTATTGGGCGAGAACGTCGGAGGCTGTGAGCTGGTAGTTGTTGTAATAGGCGAGGTGCTGGATTTCGCCTTTGTAATACAGAGTGAAGTTGTTGGCTGCGACGGTGCTTTTGGAGATTGGATATCCGATGGTGTCTTTGTCGTAGTAGTTGAAAGTGTCGTAGACATAACTTCCGGAAGCTGAGAAAGAAGTGGCGTCGACATATGTGGTCGGAGTGCTTGGTGCTGTGACGTTTGTGAGAACCACATAGTGTGGTTTTCCATCATTGACTTGAATGGTTGTTGTTGTTTGGTTGACGTTGAGAACTCCACCTCCTGTTTGAGTGAATGCTGCCTCAACAGTGCCAACTCCATTGGCATCAACGACCATTCCGAAATGGACTGAGTACGTCCCCCAGCCATGATTGAAAATGGCATATCGGCCAGGTGCCGTTTCGGTGCTTCGAATCCAAAGTCCGACGGAATAGGAGGTCGTCGCGTCTGACAAAGGATTTTTTATTTTAAGGAATTTGGTTCCATCTAGAGCGGAAGATTTGGCCGGATCGTTCACAATCATTTCGTCGGAGGAAATGCAAAATGAAGGAGTGTCGGTTGTAGTTGCCCATTCTGCCGAAGTTGCCGACCAGCTGATGATCTCGAAGGCGTATTGGCTGCCGTTGAAGTCGGCGAGGGGATACCAGGCGGAAGGAATCGCGCCGAAAGAGATGGCGGTGGTAGTCCAATACGACCTCAGTTTGAATTCGTTGAGGACTTTAAAAGCGTCGCTGGCGGTAACTGTGACAGTGGCTTCGTTTGGGTAAGAATACGACTGGGGCCACTGGTCGATGAATCCGAAGAAGATGGAGCGAATAGTGCCGCCGGCTGGGGTCACTCGGATTCGGATGGGGCGGAGTGGTGTCAGTTTCCCGTAGTAGGTGCCGGCTGTGTTTTCAGGGTCGAAGAGTCGGGTTCGGTTGTCGAGCAATACTTGGCAGGAACCGGCCGAATAGGTGTCGAGTTCGTTGGAGCGTCCCCTCGAGGTCGACAGCTCGCGAACGTATTGAGTCACATCGGTCCAGGTGATGGAGGCGAGTGTTGAGTTGATGGGGACGGTGCCGGAGCCGGCAGTGGTGGAGAAACCGATTTCGACGGTGACAACCATTCCGTCTTCGAGGGTTGATGGCATTAGCTTCTCCAGCCTGGTCCGGAGCGGCGTTCGTAGGAGGAGATAGCTTCAACGATTGTTTGTCCGATGGCGGCTTTGTCGGCGGTGGGGGAGACGTTGACGTTGATGGTCACATTCCCTCCGCCACTGCCACCCATTCCTCCGCCAGCGTTGGAAAGAAGGGCCTTGTTAGTCGAGAAGGCGTCAATGATTCGACCGTAGCCGGAGGGGATAAACAGTTCTGGGCCTTTCTCGCCGACCATGTAAGGAGTGCCGGCATCGACAGGACCACCAGTAGCTCTTCCTGGGATTCTTACCCCAATGCCCACATTGGGGTTGAGTCCGAGGATTTCTTGGATAGTTCTTTTGATGCTGTCTAACTTCCTCTGTGCTTCGTATGTTTCAGCATCAACAGTGACAACAGGTTTCGCCAGCGACATCAAATAAAATTGCGTACCAAGATCGGTAAGTCTCTTTCGCAGTGGACTGTCGGGGGCAAGTGTTTCGGCCAGTTCAAAGTACTTTCCGGCCGTAATGCCTGCCGATTCGGCTGTCGTAAGTGTTTTACCGTTCAATAATGCTGCGGCTGCGGCAGCATCAACAGCCGCCTCTGCCTCATTTTGGTAAGCCTTGAGAAGATCCAGACCCTCTTGGGTGCGTTCATCCGCTGTCAAAGAACCGTCAGAAAGACTCTTGTTGTATTCCTGCAACGCTTTCCGACTGTTGATCTGGGATTCTTCCAAAGAAATGTTGGCGCCGAACAAATCGTTTGTCGCGCCATAAAGATCCTCGAGGGCCTTTGTTGCTTTGTCGGCTTCGCTTGCTTGTGCGCCAAACCCTGCACCAAGATCGTCGACAACTTGATTGGCGAACTGTTGCTCAGAAGTAGCTTCGCCGAGACTGACGCGCAATCCATCAAGATCACGAACAAGCCCTTCAAGACTGTCGCCTGAATAGCCAGCAGCTTGACCGGTCGATAGAAGTTCAAACTTCGCTCTTACGAGTTCAGCTGCTAGAGAGTTTCCGCCTTCTGCCAATTGGTCAAGAGTCGTCAGAAGAGTCCTGCCGCCATCATTAGACTCATTTGCGACTCTTACCAACTCGTCAAGTTCTTCTGAAGAGCCTGTGACGGCTTCAGCAAGTTTTTGGAAGTTTGCTGTCGGAAGATCCTTGAATGACTGTTGTGTAGCGAAGTCTTGGGCGATAACTGACCGGATGTTCTCTTCGAGGCTTTTCGTGTTGTTTGAAATTGCTTCGGTGAATGATTCAACGCGAGCGTCATTCTTGGCAGATTCTTTAGCTGCTGCTGCTTGGTTGTCAGAAAAAACTTTGTAGACAGCAGCGCCTGCAATCATCACAGCAATTAGCGGTCCCATTGAAAGGGTCGCTGCACCAGCAGCAGTCGAAGTGGCTGCTGTCGTCGTATTTAAAGAGGCGATTGCGCCTTGAGTGCCTACTGCGGACAGCGCTGCTTTTTCTAGTGTCGCTGGCAACAATTTTATAGCGGTAACGGCTGCTGTGACGCCGGAATAAATTTGTGGTCCTACCAGGGCGACGCCTGTTAGGGCGATGACTCCGGTTTGAACTGGTCCTGGTAGAGCCGAGAAGGCTTGGGCGACAGCTGAGACGACTTCTTGGATTTTGGTGTAGATGGGAAGAAACGATCTGCCTAGATCGGCGGAGGCGTTTTTGGTATTCGCTGAAGCGATGGCTGCTTGTCCCGAAGCAGTAGTTGCTTCACGTCCAAACTGTCCTTGGGCGAACGCTGATTTTTCCGTAATGAGTGCTAGGGCTGCTTGGCCTTTGGCGAGGGTTGACACGTTGGAAGCGTTATCGGCCAAGCCCATGGAGACGGCTTTTGCTGCGATGTCTGAAGCTTTGAGGGCGATGCCGAAACGCTCCAGGGGGTCGAACTCGCCTCGAAGTGCAGCTCCTAAAGCGGTGACGGCTTCATCGGTGCTTCCGCCGAGTGTGGCGGCAAGGTCGGCGCCTGTTTGAGTGAGGAACACTGCCTGTTGAGCGGCCTCCCTAGAAGATAGTCCGAAGCCTTTGAGTGATGCTCCGAGCCGGCTGGTGAGTGTTCTGGCGGCTTCTTCGGAAAGGCCGGCTAGGTTGGCGGCTTCTTTTGCGAATTTGTTGATAGGTCCGGCAGCGTCTTCGAAGACAGCAGCTGTTCCTCCGACTGCCTGTTCAAGATTGGCGGCGGCGTCGACCAGCTTTTGGGCGCCATAGAGAACAGCGCCTCCAAAGAGGGCGTTTCGGAGGATGTCGCCAGACTTCTTAGCGTTGTCGCCGAATCCAGCGATTTTACTTTCCGCTTTTTGAAGTTCTCGGGCGAGTTGCGAGGAATCGCCGACAATGGCAACTCTGACTCCGCTTTTGTCACCAACAGCCATCTGGGCCTCACTCGTCCCAACGCTTAGCGTCCGGACCGTATTCGGCGGATTCTCTGCGTCTTGTTTGAACTTCGAACATTGCGTCGAGGTAGTGGTCGGGTTCCTCTAAAAGTACGGACATGGAGATACCCGAGTCAATCGCCAGCGCTGCTATAGCGAGGGTGAAGAACTCGGGTCCGTAGGGGTTTCTTCTTCTTCTTCCGAAAGAATGTCAACCCCATCAACGGTTTCCATCCATTCGTCGAAGTCGGGAATGTCTGTGCTGATTCGTTTTTCTGCACACCATCCGAAGAACCACAGATGTTCGGTGTAAATGCCGCCATCTGAGAACAGACTGGAGACTGGCATTTTGAACTGTCGTTCGAACTTGACGGCGTCGACCTTGCGGCCTGGTGCTTCGACGAGGGTTCCGTCTTGGTGTGTGATTCGGTATTTTGCGAACATGGCGGGCTGTTCCTTTATCGGAGGGCGGATTGAACTGCTTTGTCGACTGCTCGGCCAGCGGCCTCGACGAGTCGGTCTTGTGTCTGTCTGATACCTGGGTAGACGTAGCGTCCATACTTCACGATCGGTCGGACGATTGTTTGGTTTCTGCCAGGGCCACGGTTTCTAAGTGTGCCACCAAAGTCCAGCCACCCAAAGTATGGAGCGAAGGATGACTTGCCGCCGGCCACAACGTAGAGGGTGTTTCCGCCTGCCCTTGCTTTCAAAGTGAACTGGGCGCGTCCGGAAATCTTGGGGACCCTTTGCATGATGGCCGGAAGGGTGTTGATGATGATGGCGGCTTTGAGGTCTTCGCGTAGGACCGGGACGAGGTCCGGATGTATCTTTCGCAGATACTTCCGGACCTCGGCCAGATTGCTGATGTAGACCCCAGCCGGTAAAGCCACTAGCCGTTCTTGGCGATAGTGCTAGCTGCGCGCCAGCTGCCCGAAACGGTGATGGGGCCGTCGACCGGTGAATCGACTGAGAAGTCGAAGAAGCCGGTTCCGTACCAGTAGACGTTCGGAGCGTTGGTGATGTCTGGGTACAGGTAGAACTTGCGGGCGTCACCATCGACAGCGGCCGTGTAGGACTGGGCGGTTGCGTCGTCGAAGTAGCCGGAGAAGCTGCCCTGAGCGTCAGGAAGGCCCGAAACATAGACCTTGTTTGTGTCGCCGAATGAGGTGACTTCAGCGGTGTCGACAGCGAACTCTGCTGACCACTGCTTGAGGAATGCGACGGATGAGGGATTCGCTGCTGAGGTAGCGATTCCGAGGTAGAGGCGACCGTTACGGCCGTGGCGACGTGCCATTGGTTTCTCCTTGGGGAGTTGGTGGGGTCTGGGGTTCTCCGGTCACGTCGGGATGCTCGGGAGAGCTGCTACACATTCCAGCAGATGCCGGACATTATTGTCGAAAGTTCGGGTGGCGATTGCGTTTCGTGCCTCGAGTGCGACTGTTTGCCGTTCTGCCGGATGGTTCAGCCACCATCGTAGTTTCTCTCCGAACTCTTCGGGTGTTTCGAAGGTGGGCAACATGGAAAGAATCTGGTCGGATTCGGG